TCTGCTTGTGATAAGGAATATTGTATAATTTATAAAACTAAGTAATATGTGTGAAGAAGAATATAATGAAGGAAATAAATTGATCGCTGAGTTTATGGGTTTAGAAAAAAATGATTTTGGGTATTGGGTAAATAAAGATTATTTGTTTGGTGCACAGTTAAAATTATTTGATTTTGAACTTAAATTTCATTCATCATGGGATTGGCTTATGCCAGTAATTAGAAGAATTATTGATACTATAGGAGTAAAAACTATTAATGAGTGTGATTCAGAAGAATGGTTTCAAAGTACCAGAATAACTAAAATGTATATTGGTATAGATATTAATCTATCACATTACTATGTAGTTGAATTTATTAAATGGTATAACTCATGCCAGAAAGAAAAATAAATTTATATGGTATATTAGAAAGTGATGAGGAACTTTTTCAAGATGTTATAGATGGAGAGTTAAGTTATACAATAGCTAAATCTGTCATATATGGTTGGATGAAGGAGGCAATCAAACAAGCTTTAGAATTAGCAGCTATTAACATCAAATTAAATGCTATGGAAACATATGGCACTGATATACCTAATTGTTGGGATATTGATTCAATTACTAACACATTAAATCAAATAGAATGATTAAAACTAAAACTACTACACAAAGTGATTTATCATTTGCTATAGCTTTAATCAATAATAAATATGATACTACCAATATGTCATTGGAAGATATTGCTCAGATCATTAGAATTGAATTTGGAATGAGTATATCTTCTAATGATATTGTTGATTATTATCAATTAGATATTGATTTAGAAGATAAAAGGATTAACTATAAAATGAATGTATAATGTATTTCTACGGATTAAATTGTTGGCATTTTGAAGATACTATTTCCTTTGTATTAACCTCTGATAAACAATATACTGAGGATCAGTTTTATGATTTAGTTACTGACTTAATGGTTAAAAACTATGATGAAGAAGATGGCGATGATTGTGCAGATATTCTTTTAAGTCTAGCTGTTAAGGATTTAGTAAATTTATACGGGTTTAAACATTTGAGATATGAGACTTGGTTTAATATTGATTGGGAATATATGCCAGACACTCTTAGAAACTTCAGTGACAAACAGACAAGTAAATTTATTAAAACTTTTAAAGAAAAATTAGATAAACTTAATGAAAAAACTGGAGATTAATTTAGATGAATATGCTAAGGTAAGTAGTGAGCTTTCTATTAGAGATTATTTAGTATTGTATATTAAATTTCTAAATAAGCTTAACTACTTACCTGCATTATTTCATAATACTATGGAATATCATGATTGTCTAAGACTATTAGAAACTAGACAATATATTAAAATTACAGATGATTGTATTATCTATGGTGATAATGCACAAATCAATGTAGAATGTTTTGAACTTAGAGCTAAATCTACACAGATAATCGAAATTAAATCTATTAACTATGCAGAATTAGCTAATAAACTTAGGGACATATTTCCAGCTGGTATTAGAGGTGGTGGTGGTAAACTAGTTAAATCACCTGAATTAGCAGTTGTAGATAAATTAAAGAAATTCTTTAAATATTATCCTGATGTTAAAGAAGATGCAATTATTAAAGCTACTACAAATTATATAGAGAATAGAAAAAGAGATGGTTGGAGATATATTACTCAGCTAGATTATTTTGTTTTCAAAGATAATGTGAGTATGCTTTATTCAGAATTAGAGAATATGAGGGAAACAATTGATGAGGATTGGACTAAAAATATTGTATGAGTTTATTTGATAGAACTTTAGAAGAACTAGCAAGGAATAAAGCCCTTAGAGAATCTGGTAAAGATATTTGTATACCAAGCCCTTTTAAAAGAATGGGTGTTGAATGGCCTGGCATTCAGAAAGGTACATATTTATTAGTATCAGCCAATCAAAAAGTAGGTAAAACCCAAATATCTGATTATGTATTTGTATACCATCCGGTAGAATTTGTTAGAAACAACAATACCAATATCAAAATTAAGATATTTGACTTTAACCTTGAAATGTCTAAAGAATCTAAAATTAGACAAGCTATTGTACATAGAATTTATACTAAAACAGGTAAAATCTTTACTACTAGACAGCTTGACAGTATATATCAAGATAGTATATTATCTGATGACATACTAAAGTTTATTGAAGCAGATAGAGAATGGTATGAGTTCTTTTTAGACAGAGTTACTTATATTGATGATGTAAGAAATGGTACTGGTATATATAAGTATATAAGAAGTTTTTTTGAATCTAACGGACATTATGAATACAAGAAAGTAATGTTTACTAATGATGATGGTACTCAAGAAGAAAAAACTCTTATAGATAGGTATATACCCGATGACCCAGATTTATTTGTAATTATTAAAGTAGATAATATTAATCTACTTACTCCAGAAAAAGGTCAAACATTGTTTGATGCTATAGGACATTTCAGTTCCAACTATTGTGTAAAAATGCGTAATAGATGGGGAGCTATACCTGTAATTATTCAACAACAGACTTTAGCTAAAGAAGGTAATGAATCTATTAAGATGGGTAGAACTAGGGCAACTGCTGATGGATTAGCTGATAATAAAGCAACATCAAAAGATTGTAATGTATTTATGGGATTATACTCACCATTTAGAAACTCAGAGCCTACTTTCTATAAATATGATATTACCAGACTAAAAGACCATTATAGAAACTTCTATATCGAATTTGATAGAAATGGTAATTCCTGTGAAACTAGTTTATACTTTCATGGAGCAGTTAACTATTTTAAGGAGTTGCCAAGAGCTGATGAAATGACAAATGATATTTATACTAATATACACGAAAGGATGAAACCATGATTAGTGAAAAATTTGACTGGTTGGTTAATAACCAATGTGAGAGAATTAAAAGCTCTCTTCTAATTAAAGGAGAAGAATATAGAGCTGGTGACAAAGATGTGTTCCACAATTTTAAAATTGCAGGTGCTAGAAGAAACATTACACCTGAAAGAGCTTTGGACGGAATGTTATTAAAACATGAAGTTAGTATAGCTGATATTATTAACAATCTTGATAAGGGTATATTACCTGATAAAGAAGTGTTGGCAGAAAAAATTAAAGATATTGTAAACTATTATATTTTGTTGGAGAATTTAATTATTGAAAGATTAGATGGAAACAGTTAAAAGATTTAACACAGAGGAGTTTTTATTAAAAATTCCTTATCCTAGTAGAACTACTAGTTATACACCAATTCCACACAGTTCTGTTATTAACAAAATTAGGGAAGAGGCTGATAAGAATAATCTTATTGTTAGTAGCACTAATTATAGTACAGCTAGAAATGGTAATGTTGTAGTAGGTAATTTTAATTTTTATGCAGATGATCCTAGATTTGAAATGAGGTTAATGTTTAAAAATTCTTATGACAAATCTGTATCATTTGGTATTGCGAGCGGCAGCAGTGTATGCGTCTGCTCCAACGGGATGGTTACAGGAGAATTTGCTTTAAAGAGAAAACACACTGGTGATGCAGATTATGATGTTGATGATTTTATTGTTAATGCGTTGAAAGAACTTAACGAATATTATCAGAGAGTTAAAAGAGATGCCTTAATTTTAGAAACTATCAGTTTAATCTATGCAGAAGTATATAATATACTTGGGCAATTGTTTATTGAGAGTCAAATTATCAATTCTATGCAATTAAATATTGTTAAGAATGAATTGTTTAATAGTAAGAATTTTAACCTAATCACTTCAAATGAATTTACAGCTTGGGATTTGTATAATGCTGTAACAGAATCTTTGAAGAAATCACATCCTACAACTTATATTTCAGATCACAGTAATTTACATAACATATTTAAAACTTTATTTGTATGAGACCACAAACATTTTTAATTAAATCAGAAAATCCTTATTTGCTTAAAGCATTAGTTGAGGACTTAGTAAAAGCTGGGTATAAATCTTCATGGGGTAAACCTTATAAATATTGTAAAAGCATTTCTAGCAATGTACATAACAATATGACTTCTCCTAGATATAAGAAAGATTGGAAACTATTTATGAGTAATGGTACAAATGACAAAAATAGTGAATTTGACATAACATTTAATTTACCACAAGATTATTCACAAGCATTTGATTTTGCAGTTAAACAATTAGAAATTGTTAATGATATTATTGAAATAGAAGAAAAAGTTGGGCATTTAGTAAACACTAAAGTTTATTGGTCTAATAATGATGTTTACCCTAAAGGATTCATTTGGAGATTTAAGGAAATTAAACATGCCGCATACGTTAATATTTATTCAATTTGTGATATTGATAATTGCTGCTTTGAGAAAGATACGGGTTTAAATAATATGGCTTGGGATAACATCAGAGAAGCTACTCCTGAAAAAATTAAATGGCTTGAGGCTTGTGAAAAGGCTAATAAGTATATTCCTTTAGAAGAAGTTAATAAACCTCAATTTGAAGTTGGTAAGTGGTATAAATATGATGATTGGTACATTAAATATGCTAAGCATAGAAATGGTGTATGGGTATCTTCTGAAGAAATTAATGCTGAAGGTAAGTATTTAAAAGCTTCTAGCACTTTTGGTGCTTATACAGATGATGCAAAAATTCTCTTAACAGATTTATCAGAAATTCAACAGTATTTACCAGATGGACATGAAGATAAAACTATTAAATATACACTTGAAGAAGGTGAATATTATAAGGTTGTTGAAGATGATTTCTGGATGATTGGTAAAGTTTCTAAAGGTAACAATGGTGATAATGATGGTCTACTTTTAAGAGGAGAGTGTTCTTATTCTATTGATTCTGATGGAGCTTATAACGTAGATGATGAGTGGTGTTATTATGATGAAGAAGATGGTAGAGTAGTTAGAAATTTTACTAAATTATTTGAAGATTCTGATGAAGTTAAATGGTTAGAAGCTTGTCACAAAGCAGGTAAATATTTAACTAAAGAAGAAGCTTTAAATCCTAAATCTACTATTAAAGTTGGTGATGTTGTTGTTGTTACAGAAAGGTATAAGAATAACTCCGCTATAGAAGGTATGTTATGTACAGTAGATAAAATTGATACTTCCACAATTCCATACCTAGTTACAGATACTTATAATCTATATACTTGGGGTGTAAACTGGTGTAAAAATGTAAGATTAGCTACTCAAGAGGAAATCAAGGATGTTTTGTTAAATGAGGCTAGGAAGAGGTATCCTTTAGGGTGTTCTTATGAAGGATTAGATTTTATTTCTGGTGCTCCAACTGGAAATGTATGGACATCTTCAGAAATAAAACCCTATTGGTATAACAATAGAGCAATAGCTTTACAATCTGGTCAAGGGTTAGTATATGTTTGTGGTAAGTGGGCTAAAATAGTTGAAACTAAATCTGAAACTAAAACAGCTAAATTTGGTGATGTAGTATTTACTATTAAAAAAGGTGAAGATTATGCTAGTACTATTTATGGTAAAGTTACTAAAAATGATATTGTGAAAGCAATTGAATATATTAAGAATCCACCTAAATTGCTTACATATCCTTTAAATATTCATGTTGGGGATAAGCATGAGTTTATATATACTAATGACAATTCTATATTTAAAATAGGTTTTGGTTGTAAATCAGGTACTCTACAGGAGTTAGAGAATATTTTAAAATGTTTTAGTTAATAATAAGGGAGTAGAAATACTCCCTTTAATTTTATAATTATGGGGAAAGTTACAGTAGATGTTACTATTGATATTGATGATTTTGTAAATGACAATAAAGAAGAAATTATTGAATCATTAGAATTTTTTAATTATTATGTATTTGAACATAGTACATTAGCTGATAGATATAAGTTAGACTGGTTTCGAGATAATTTGCAAAATATCTCTATGGAACAATTAGAAAGTTTAGTACCATGAAAGAATTACCATTAGAATTTATAGGAGTAGGTGATGTTAAAGATGATGTTTTTAAACTAGTTAATAAATCACCTAAAGCTTATATTTATACTAGAAAGAACTTTGATATTATTTCATATGAAGTATTTCAAAGAAAAGAAGCTAAAGAAACTACTGCAACCTTAAATGGTACAAGTGTTCATTTTGAAGCTAAAGTAAAATATCCAAGATCAGAAGATTTTGGTGTATGGGCATGGTATTATGATAAATATGATGATGCAATTACTAAATTTGTAGAACTAAGTAATGTCCCTGATAAAGTTATTAATGATGAAAACGCTTGAAAATTATTTAGAAAATATTGCTATAGATAAACAAATTATAATTGAGATAAGAGGTGGTATAGTTGAAGCTGTTACTACTAATTTTGATTGTAGGTACATGATTTTAGATTATGACAATGGTGATATAGAATATACTATTTATGAACCTGATGAAGTTTTATTAGATCAAGATATATTTGAAGTATGACAATAGAAGAATTAGATAAAAAAGCTCTTTATTTATCTTTAGATATACAGAACGAGCTTAAATTTAGTGATGATATTGTAGATTTGTCAGTAGAATTTGCTATTGAGGTTTTGGAAGATGTTGATAATGATATTTTAAATATACCTATAACAAAATTTGAGTACTGTATTGTTAGAGATATTATTAAAAGTAAAATTCAAGAACTAAAACAATCTTTAGATGAAACTAATAAAGACTAAAGTTTGTGATGTTGGATTGATTGAAGTACCCAAACTAGCATTTTATTTTGATTGGGGGTATTGTAGTCAATATGACTCTAATAACAATCCAAAAATACAAATATATTGGGAAACTGAAGATGATAGACTAGGAGGGATTATCACAAAATTCATTACGCCTAATCAATTTGAAATACTAAATAAACTCTCACAACTAGATAAAGAATTAGAGGAGTTTGTTGAATTAACAGGGACAGGTTTATTTAAAATGTATAATTGGACAGAAGATAAGGTAAAAGAGATTGGCATTCAGCCACTAACAACTTCTTCAAAAAAATCCTTCATATCTCTAATTAAATCACAACATCCTGAGTTTGATAGTGAGAAAGAATATTTATTAATAAAATTGTTGTAAGATGTTTAAAAAGTAATGTATTTTATTTAAAATTTAACGATAATTATTTCCATAAATGTAAGATTATATGAAGTTTAAAAATGTTAAAGTTTATGGCTTGTATGAATCTATGATTCGTAGTGGCTATCCTATGCAAGTAGGTGAGCCAATGGAATTAAAATATGAATATCCATTCCAATTCGTACCTGATGAAAGAGACGATATTAGAGCTAATGCATTAGCTAAAGCTCCTGTTGGTTCAGGCCATAATAACTTTTTAAAAGGTATTATAGTTCAATGGGATATGTCTTATCCACAATATTTTACACCACAGTTACAAAGATACCATTGGATAGATATAGTTAGTAGTCAAAGTAAAATGCACAGCCTAACTAAGATCATTGATATTAAGGAACACTGTAATAAATATGTGTATCAGGGAATTGTTAATATAATTAATGAGTTAATTCGTAGATATAACAGTTGTACTAAAGAAATGTATCCTATGAAGATTATATTTCCAGTAGGTAATGATAAAACTGAGATGAATATTAAATCTAAAGAAGAGTTATTTCAATACATAATAAGTAACTTACCAAGTGGGTTTGAATTATGGATGGGTATTAGCTCTAATTATTTGCAATTGAAAACTATTTACAACCAAAGAAAGAATCATAAACTTTCAGAATGGCGTGAGTTTGGTGAATGGATTAAAACATTACCTATGTCAGAATTAATAATTGGTAATTATGACACCTAAACAGAAACTACAAAAAGATAGAGCATGGTTTAAATTTGTATTAACAGGACTACCTAAACCTATTAAATTAGAAAGTCTTTCTGAAATAGAGCAATTATTTTGGAAAGAAATACTATCTGCAAGAAATGCTTTGTTAAATATGCATGATAAATGTAGTATAGAATTAGGGTTAAATATTCCAGAGCATAGATGTTGGTGTGGTAAACCTGCTAAAGTACAAGTTGATTACTATGGTACCGGTGAATTACAATGGGTATGTAATAAACATATTAATATTAATAATGACTAAACAAGAATTTATAGAATATCTTGAAAAAGATGAATTAGATTTTGATACTAAAATAGCTGTATGTCAACATTACATTGACACATATCCTGTTAAAGTATCACATGTTATAAATACACCTTTAGGGAAAGTTAAAGGTGGTGAATATGTTACAGTATTAGATGTTAAAATTAATGGTGGAAGTGACAAAGCAGTCAATCATGCTTATAGTCAGTTAAAGAAAAGAATTGAAGAATTTAAATTAAGTTAAAATGATAGAATTGCCTAAAGAAAGAATTAAAGCTGAAAGTAAATCTCCTAGAAAACTATTAATTTATAGTGCACCAAAAGTAGGTAAAACTACTGTAGGTTCTATGTTAGATAACAATCTAATGTTAGACTTTGAAAATGGTGCTACATTTTTAGATTCTATGAGAGTTCATATACCTGATTTAAAGGTATTGGACGAAGTAGTAAAAGCTATTGTAGCTGCTGGTAAACCATATAAATATGGTACAGTTGATACAACTACCAGATTAGAAGAATTGGTGCTTCCATATGCCTTGAAACTCTATAAAGACACTCCAATGGGGGCCAATTTCAAAGGAGATAATGTGTTAACTCTTCCTAATGGTGCTGGTTACTTATATCTAAGAGAAGCTTACACTAAAATTTCTAACATTATTGATTCTTTATTTCCAAGAATAATTTATTTTGGACATTTGAAAGATAAAGTTCTTGAAAAGAATGGTAAAGAAGTTAGTGCTAAGGATATTGATTTAACAGGTAAAATTAGAAACATTGCTTGTGCTAATGCAGATGCTATTGGGTATATGTATAGAGATGGTAAGAAAACTATGCTAAGTTTTGTAACTACACAAGATATTATATGTGGTGCAAGACCAGAGCATTTGAGAAATAGAGAAATTGTTATTCTTGAAGAAGTTGATGGCAAATTAGTACATCATTGGGATGAAATTTATATTGATTAATAAATAATTTTTAGAATGGAAAAAGTTAAATTAACTGTTAATGGTTTAAAGTCAGATATTGAAAGTGGTCTGACAAGAAAAGAATTGTCTAATAAATATGGAATTAGCAGTTCGCAAATTGCAAAAGCAATTAATAAAGCTGGTCTTAAAGGTAAGAGAGCTACAATGGATAAGTTTGAATTGGTGGATGATAGTAATGTAGAAGAACAAGATTAATTAAATTAAAACTATAGAATATGAAATTAGAAGGTGAAATTTCCAATGGAGCATTTGAGATTGTTACAGGAGTTATTGATTTTAACATTGTTGCAGTAAATCCTACTTTAGCTGAATTAAATGAGCTTGGAGTTAAATTTAAAACTGAGCCAGAGTATTTGTCAGCTAATCCTGAAACTAATGCTAAGAAAGTTAGAATAGATTTCTGGATTAAGCCTGTTGCTACAGATATACAAGATAAATTGATGAAGCATACTTTCTTTTTGGAAGAGGATTATAAACTATCTCAAGCTGGAAAGAATCAGTATATCAACAATAGCTGTCAAAGTAGTTGGGGTATGACTGAGTCTGATCTACCAGATTGGATGGATAAAGATGGTGTCAGGAAAGCTTATATTGGTGAAGCTGATTTCATGGATTTTCTACAAAAGTTCTCTGGTGTTAAGAAAGTAGTGTTTGATAATTTTAATGCTCTTTTTAATGGCAATGTATCAGAAATTAGAGACCTTATCAAGATTAAGTCAGGTAATTCAGTTCAACTATTAGCTATTGAAAAGAATGGTTACCAATCTACTTTTACAAGGTATTGTATGAGGGGTGGTAATACCAACATGGCTAGATGGCAAGCTTATTTGGATAAAAACAATCCTAACATCAACTATCAAAACAGTTTGTCAGTTAAGATTTGGCAAAATCAGGCCCCTGAAATTCCAACTTCAAATGAAGACAATGGTCTTCCTGCTTGGGCATGATATTAGAAGAATTTATTACTAAAGATAAGTTGTATAGTAGCATATCTCAAGAAGAAATATTTAAGAGATATATACCTAACTTTAAATCTGTAGGAGTAAAATTCTGTTCTAATTTAAGAGAAGACCCAAACCCATCTTGTATCATAACACCCTATAATGGGGTGTTATGGTATAAAGATTTTGGAACAAATAGTAGAGGTGTAGATGCTATAGGTTATGTTAGCATGATTTATAACATTACATATAACCAAGCTATTGAGATGATAGCTGATAATTTAGGGTATAATTCTCAAATTAGAGTAGAACCAATACCTAAAACCGATTTAAAAATTAAATATGAATTTAAGGTAAGAAATTATTTACCTAGAGATGATGAATATTGGGGACAATATTATATTGGAAAAGAAGAGCTAAAGTTCTTTGACATTTATCCTATTGAATGGTTGCGAGTGGTTAAATCCACAGGTGTAACAGTCATTAGAGAAGAGTTTGCTTATGTATATATATTTGGAAAGAATGATTATAAGTTTTTATTCCCATATTCAGATTATAAATGGCTAGGAAATTCTAATTCTTATCAAGGTTACAACCAATTACCTTGGACTGGAGATTTACTTATAATAACTAAGGCTTTAAAGGATGTTGTAGTACTATACAAATTAGGTTATAGTGCTATAGCCCCACAATCAGAATCAGTTATTATAAGTAAATCTTTTATGTCAGCACTGCAAAAAAGATTTAAAAGAATAGTATTGTTCTATGACAATGATACAGCTGGGATAGCCGGTGCTAATAAGAATAGTACACTACATTGTATAGATAGTATTATGATACCTACGGGTAATCCTAAAGATATATCTGACTACATTAAAATTCATGGATATGAAAAATCTGGTATTTTACTTAAAGAGTTATTATGTTAATTAAGGATGTAATAGATAATGGTTGTATAGAATGTGGTCATAAGGAATTTACACCAATCTCTAAGGGATTGTGGGGAGTTTCTTGCAACCATTGCAATTATAACTATTATTGGATTGAAAAAGATAGTCTATACTACCTTGTTAGAGAATATGTATATAAAGTTAATGAGGATACAGGAGATGCCTCAAAGTGGAATTTAGAAAAAAGTGAGAGATGGTAGAAATTTTTATTCCTGGTAATGTACCTAGCAGTAAAAATAGTAAGCAAATAATCTATAATAAGGGGCAAACACCAAGATTAATCTGGTCTAAAACTGCTACTAAGTATGTTAAAGATACTGAGAAATATTGGAAAGAACATTCAAATATTTTTAATTTAGAATATCATTGGAGAACTGAAGGATTAAAACCTTTGAAGGTATCTTTTAAATTCATTAGAGGTAGTAAACATAAATTTGATTATGTAAATCCACTACAAACAGTGCTTGATTTAATGGTTAGATATGAATGGATTCCAGATGATAACGCTGATGTAATATTACCAGTATTTGAAACATATGAGTATTCAAAAGATAACCCAGGTGTTGTTATAAAAATATTACAATATGAAAATACCTTATAGTGATTTAGATTGGGAAGTTGTAACAGATATTAAACTGATTAAAAACTTTGCTAAAAAAGGTTTAGTAGAATTACATTACCAAACAGGCACAAAAATTACGGGTTTATATGATAATCATAAATTCACCTGTACTTATATTGATAGTGCTAAAACATTTGTCCACGATGGGTATAAATACCAACAACAATACTTTGATGGTTGTTTTAATCCATATTTAATTAGAACTAAAGAATACCCTATATGAAAGTTACAAATAGAAAATTAAATCTGGTGAATATACACTTGTTAATTTAAATTAATATGGAACAGGATATAGAATATAAAGGTTGTAAAATTAGGATTGTAGCAGACGATAATCCAGAAAGTCCTAATGAATGGGGTGATGATAGTGCATTTCTAGTATATGACCACAGACAATTTATGGTTAAAAGAGATGGGTTTGAGCCTAGAGATATTTGGAAATATTTCAATGGTGAAGATGCTTCAATGGGATTTTTATATGAGGATTACTATGCATTTCCAGTTGAGGCTTATATCCATTCTGGCGTGAAATTATCACTATATGAAGCAGATATAACTTGCCAATTTGATAGCTCAGTAACAGGATATGTTTTAGTTAAAACTAAAGTTGAATCTATGGCTGGCATAAAATTTATTACAAAGTCTATGGCTAAAGAAAGAGCTGAAGGCTTGTTAGAAATTTGGAATCAATATTTATCTGGTGAAGTTTATGGATTCATTATTGAAAAGCCTACTATTTATCTAAAAATAACAGAAAAATACTTAGAGGAATTAAATGGTTCTGGTAATATAGAATATGAAACTATTTTAGAAGGGGCCACAACAGAAACAGAGTATAAGGAAGTAGATTCTTGTTGGGGTTATTATGGTGACCCAGAAGAAAGTGGTTTAATAGATGAAGCTAAATCAGTAATTGATAATTTTATTAAAAATGACTGAAGAAATTAAAAATAAAGTTGAGAAGTTTCTAGCAGAATTAAATACTGAAGTTGATATATTAAATTGTGTTGATGTTGAAGAAATTGACTTAGATGATGCTTTTAATTCTATTTTAGAAATGATTGAGGATAGCAATGGATTTGATATTGAAATTATCTACTATAGTAGAGCAATAGAGTATTTGGTTGACCATGATAAGTCATTACAAGAATCTTTAGCATTAGCTGATGATGCGGGATTTGATTTAAAATCATTAAATTCTGAAATATTAGCTAGTCTATTAGCTTCAGAAAATGCTAGGGAAAGTTTTTATGAATGTAGGAGTGAAATAGAAGATTTCTTTGAGGATATAGTATATGAAATAGAGGCATTAGAAGATATTGAAGATTAATTAAATTAAAAATTTATATTATGGGACTTGATATGTATTTAAAAGCCAGAACTGGCGTTAGTGGTTATGAGTTTTCAAAAGAGACTGAAAAAGTAAAGTTTAACACTATTAAAGCTCTTTTTGCAGAAGCTAATATAGAGAATAACTCTACAATTTATATTGATTTACCTATTGGGTATTGGAGAAAGGCCAATGCTATTCATAAATGGTTTGTAACAAATGTGCAATCAAATGAAGATGATTGTGGTGAATATTATGTAGATAAGGATCATTTAAATACTCTTAAATATTTGTGTGAAAAATCTTTACAGTGGTGTAAAGACAAAGGCCCTTCAGAAGAACCACCATTAGAAACTCAAGGTGGATTTTTCTTTGGTAGCACTGATTATGACGAATGGTATATAACAGATTTAGAAAATACAATTAAAATTATTGATAAGTGTTTGGCTTTACCGTCAAACTATGATTTTTATTATTCATCATCTTGGTAATTAAAATCTATGCAAGGATTCGGAACTATTGTGGTATCAGATAATTGTACTATCAATTATGAAATACCTAACGCATTTACTGTTGAGCTTGAGATTATTTCTCCAAGCTCTATGACTAAATATGATAAAGATAAGATTATTGAAGTATTAACACCTAACTTTAGTTTAAAAGTAGGTGAAAGTATTAAACTATCTTATGGAAATAAAGAATCTGTATTTTTTATAAATAGTATTGAACACATTTCTAAAAATAGATATAGATTCTTTAGTACTAAAATTACTAAAGCGAGGCATTTTATTATGCCATGCTTAGGTAAGACTAGAGACTTTTGGCACTATGATACATGGTTACACAATTGTTATATTGGGCCAGATACTAACGATATTGTACTAGTTTATAGGTTCGGTAAAAATCCTAAATACTTAGAATTTGAAAATAGTTTAAGACAATATCCTAACTATTTTATGACATCAGAACCTACTTATGATTTAACTTGTTTTCATTTTAGAGTTCCAAAAGAACATAAGAAGGATGTCGAATTATTTATAGAAGGTAAATACTCTAATTTCAGTGAAAATCTAAAAACTAAAATTTTAAACTTTCATAAATTTGAACCTTTTGGTAAAACTTGGAAAATTCTAAATAAAGATTCTTCATTAAGAGAACAAATGGAATTAGATTTTGGAGCAGTTATTCATAAGGGTTTAGATTTATATGATATTCCAGATATTAAAGAAGAAATGTTAATGCTATGAAATTTAAAAAGAAACAAATTAAATGGGATCGTCCTTATTATACTGGTAGAAAAAAGCCCTTTAATTTTAAAATAGCAGAACATAGTGCTAAACTTTATGATAATAAGTTTTATGTTTTGGTTACCCATCAAACCTTAAATATTAGTTATAACTCTCTTTGGGAGAAAATTACTTTTGAAACTTTAGAAGAAGCTATTAAATTTTGTGAGGATTTTGTATATACTAATTATGCCTGTGTTGGAAAAGATGTAACATTATGAAAGAAATTAAATTAATTGCACAACCTAATGATCAAATATATTTTATAGCTGATGATGGACGAATATTTCTAGGTACAGTAGAAAAAATTTATTTGAATAGGCACTATACCAGTTATATTATAAGACATCAGGATATGTATTATGATAGAACCGTTGTTGGTAACTCTTTAGAAGAGTTGTTAGAAAATGTAAAGAATGAGTACTTACAGAGAACACCCATCACTTAGCCAATCCTTTCTTAAATCTTTAGAAGGACATCCTAAATATGCCAGTACAGGAAAGAAATCAAAAGCTTTTGATATTGGTAATTTAGTAGATACTTTATTGACAGATAATGACAATTTCTACAACATCTATGCTGTATATGAAGGTAATGTACCTACTGAAAAAATGAAGTTGTTGGCAGACAGATTTGTAGAAATTGCCCTATTCACTAAAAGTAATGGAGAAGCATATTATCCTGATAATATTGTGTTACAGGCTAGGGCTGATGTACAATATGATAGCAGATTATCAGCAGCTACAATTTTAAAAAAGTTTGCTGAAGATGCCTCAGATTATACAGATTTCTGTATAGCAAATTGTGATAAACAAGTTGTGTCAACACAAGATAATATTTTAGCAAGACAGTTAGCCAATTCTTGTAAACAAGATTTTCCAGATTGGTTTATACCAACAGACTATGTCGAAATAATGTTTCAACAAGAACTGTATTTTGAATATGATTTAAATGGCATACCTATTGAATGTAAGGCTTTACCAGATATTATCAGGGTAGATCATATTAATAAGACTATTGAAATAGCTGATGTTAAAACCTATGCAGATGATTTTGTAGATAATTATTGGAAATATAGGTACTACTACCAAGCTGAATATTATTTATATGCTGTAGTACAATTTTTAAATGATGTAAATATACCTAAAGATTACACAATTAAAGATTTTTACTTTATAACTATTGATAAATCAGGTTTTAAGGGAAATCTTTTATATAAACACAATTCTAATTATAGAACAACATTGTGGTCTGGAGGTAGAATATATGATAACAAAGGTAGATACATTAAACTTAAAGGTTTGAAACAATTGATTAAAGAATATTATTACCATTCCAGTACAGGTAACTGGGATTATCCATATGAATATTTAACTAAGAATTATATATTATTATGAAAAATAGATATTATATCATTACAAGTCCAGATCGTTTTACTAACGAGTTAGACAGAGTTAAAATAGTAGTTGATTTAGAAGATTATGTAGGATTTACTTATAGTAATTCAAAGTTTGCAGATAATTTTGGACAAATTTCTTACATGGAAAAATCTAAATTTAAAGATATGATTATTAAAGACTTAGGAACTGCTCCTGAGTGGTCACCAGATGAAATAACAGATGACTTTACAAGAAGCATTAGCTGATTGGTATCCTCTATTAAGAGATAGGGTAGATTTAAAATTGTTGAGTTTACAAGTTGGTAAGGCATATTCAACCCATAACATCTATCCTACTCCTGATAGAGTGTTTAGAATATTTAAAGAGCTAAATCCAAGCTCATGTAGGATAATTATGGTAGGTTTAGACCCCTATCATAATGGGCAAGCTACTGGTATTGCATTTGGGGTAGAAACTAAACCTATTCCAGCCAGTTTAAGAATTATAAAGTCAGAAATGGAGACTTCAGTATATAATACTGATGCTATAAATTTTGACTATACTTTAGAATCATGGGTTAAACAAGGGGTGTTTTTATATAATACAGCATTAACAGTTGTTGAAGGTGAGCCTAATTCACATAGTAAAATATGGGAACCTTTTACTAAAGCTGTATTTGAAGTATTAGCTGACTATCCAGGTTTAATCTATGTATTATGGGGAAATGAAGCTAAGAAACTAGAGAAATATATTAACCCTAAATTTAACCATATATTAACAGCTGCACATCCAGCATCTGAAGCATATAGAAAGAATGCAGGATTTTATGGTTGTAACCATTTTAACTTAATCAACGAGATTATTAAAGAACAAAATGGAGAAGAATTTAAAATTAAATGGTGATGGAAATAAATAAAATAAATTTATATGGTGTTGAATTTGAAGTAGTGTATGAATACTTCTATGATCCAGGTGTACATACATATCCCAATGGTGATCCAGGTTATCCTCCATCAGAAGAACTTGATATAGTTAAAGTAATAGTTGGTACTACTGATATTACCTCTGTAGTATACAATACTCCTTCATTATTTAGAGTTGTTGAGGAAACTATATATAATTTAGAAGAATCTAAAAGACTTAGATAATGGAAGATTATAGTTACATTATAGAATTTTTTAAGAAAGCTCAAGAAAGAGCCGCTTATTTATTAGAAGAATCGTCAACTAATCCTGATATAAATGAAAGTTACTATTTAGGTAAACTAGATATGTGTGATGAAGCGATAATCTTTTTAGAAGGTAAAATTGAAATAGAGTAATATTTAAATTATGAAAGTAAAAATTAAGAAATTACAGCCTAATGCTGTTATACCTACGTATGCTCATAAAGGAGATGCTGGAATGGATTTAGTAGCAATTGATAGAATAATTTCTACAGATAATGATGCGCAAGCTGATTATATTGAATATAAAACAGGTTTAGCATTTGAGATTCCTGAAGGATATGTAGGATTATTATTTCCTAGAAGCAGCAATAGTAAGAAAGATTTAACTTTGGCAATTTCAGTCGGTGTTATTGATAGTCACTTTCGGGGAGAAGTTACTTTTAGGTACAAAGTAGATGCTACTTATGATAGAATAGTTTCAGAATTTTCAAATAAAATAGTTTTAGAAGATAAAGGAGACAATCAGTTTACACAATTAATTTATGATATTGGTGATAGAGTAGGGCAATTAATAATTATACCTTATCCACAAATAGAATTTGAAGAAGTAGAAGAATTATCTGAAACTGAAAGAGGAGATGGTGGATATGGTAGTACAGGAAATTAATTAAAAATATATAGATTATGGAAATATTTAAAATTAAATTACACAGTTCTGTAGATTTGATTACTAATTCATCTACAGTAATCTTCACATATAGTGAAGGAAGTTTAAAAGCAGTTAAAGATTTAGTAAATGAGATGTTAAAAGTATTTGGTAAAACAGAAACTTTTGATGATATTTTTTATGCTGAAATATTTCTAGATGAAGATAGCTACTATTTAGAAAGCGGTAGTTGTCCAGAAGAATTAACTAATGGAGATTGGAAGCAAAATCAAGAAAATTTTGCTAAATTTAAACTAAGTATTCTAAAATGTGAAATTGAGAAACCTCAATGGATGGAAAATGTAGAAAAATCAGAAAATTATGATTACTACGGAAAAAGTACTTCATTAGAACTATGTGCTAAAGATGAAAAGTATTCTAATTTAGCAAATGCTCTATTAAGATATTTATATTCAACAGACCATGAAGCAATATATGATGGATAAAAAAATATTATTTATAATACAACCACATTCAATTGTGGATGTTATTACTAATAGTTCTACAGAATTATTTGTTATTGATACAGATAAAAGCATAGAAACTGTTAAAGAAATTCTTCAAGAAGCTATTAATCTACATAATAAAGTAGAGGAAACTTCTTACACATTTGAAGAAATATTTGAAGAACCAAGATTTAATGAAGGAAAAGTAACTATAGAGGGATGGGAAGATTACTATCAATCAAATCACTCCAATGCTATTATTGTAGAAGGAGCTTCAGATAACTCAATCCCTTACTGGATGTGTGAGTTTATAGAAAGTGTATTTGGATATTCAACAGAGAGATTTCATTTAGGATAATATGATTAAAACAAGAATAGAAGAAGAAGCAAATTATAGAAGTATATGGTGTAATGGCAAGACTTTACGTTTTGCCATTGACCCTTCTAAACCAATTACAGAACTTAAATATCCTGAATTTTATGATATTAAAGTAACTGGTAATTGTGAAGGTAAATGTCCATATTGTTATATGGATAGTAAACCTGAAAGTCATTATGAAAATATTATAGAGAAAACTAGAATTTTCTTTAAAGATATGAGTACTAATGAATTACCTTTTCAAGTTGCTTTAGGAGGAGGAGAACCTACATCGCATCCAGATTTTGTAGAACTACTTAGAGTATTGAAGGAAGAATTTGATATTTGCCCTAATTATACTACAAATGGGATGTTTGTGTCTGATCCAGAAACACTGCATAAAATAATGTTTAATACTAAACAATATTGCGGAGGAGTAGCAGTAAGTTGTCACCCACATTTAACTAGTTATTGGAAAGCAGCTGCATTAGGATTTAGTAATAATAAAATTAGACTTAACTTCCATGTTATTATTTCAGATAAGGAATCAATAGATTATTTTAAAGAAATATATAATGAATGGAAAGATAAAGTTGAATATTTTGTACTACTTCCTTATGGCAATCAAGGTAGAGCTGAACATAAGGAAATTAATTGGGAGTACTTAGTTCAAGAATTACCACAAAATCAATCTCAAATTGCATTTGGGGCAAACTTTTATCCTTATCTACTTAAAGGAGGGCATAATATTAAAGTTGCTTTATATGAGCCTGAAATTATGTCTAAATTCTTAGATTTAAAGGATATGAAAGTTTATCCAAGTAGCTTTAATTTAATATAATTATGAATAAATATAAGATATAATTTACTAAAAAGTCAATTATGAAGTTACCTAAAAACCCAAACTATGCAGCAACAGTTGTTAAAATTAGTAACATTATTCCATTAGAAAACTGTGATAATGTAGTAGCTACTATGATTATGGGTAACCAAGTTATAGTTAGTAAAGACACTAAGATTAATGATGTTGGACTGTTTTTTCCAGTTGAATGTGAGTTAAGTACAGATTATTTATCTAACAACAACTTATATAGACATTCAGAACTTAATGTAGATAAGAATAAGAAAGGTTATTTTGAAGATAATGGTAGAATCAGGTGTGCTAAATTTAGAGGTCATAACTCTGAAGGATTGTTTATGCCTATTCAGTCATTAGATTTTATTACAACTGTCTATCCTAACATTGGGCAAACATTTGATGAATTGAATGATATAGAAATTTGTAAGAAATATGAAATTGTTAGAAAAATTACTAATATTACCAATGTAAGAAAAATTGATAGAAAATACCAATCTAAGTTAGTAGAGAATCAGTTTAGACTGCATGATGATACTGAACAATTGTATAGAAACTTGTATAAACTATACCCAAGTCAGCTAATTTCTATAACTTATAAGTTACATGGTACTTCATTTATTTCATCTAAGGTACTTTGTAAAAAACCATTAAAATGGTATGAAAAAGTATTAAAAAATATTGGAGTTAATGTTGTAGATACACAATATGATTATTTATATGCTTCAAGAAAGGTAATTAAGAATGCTGAATTAAACTCTGGTAATTCACATTTCTATGGTGAAGATATTTGGGGTTTAGCAGATGCTAAAATAAGAGAGTTTCTACAAGATGGTATGACTATCTATGGTGAAATTGTTGGATATTTACCATCTGGTGGTGCTATTCAAAAGGACTATGACTATGGTTGTGCTCCTAATACCTTTGAAATATATATCTATAGAATTACTTATACTAACACCTCTGGTAAGGTATTTGAGTTTTCAGCTAGACAAGTACAAGATTGGTGTAAGGCTACTGGATTAAATGCTGTACCACAATTGTATTATGGATATGCCAGTGAGTTATACACACTATTAACTGGTTTAGATGTAGAAGAAAATTTAGATGATTGGAGAATTAACTTTCTAAAAGCTCTAAAGAAACAATACAATGAAGCAGATTGTTGTATGTGTACTAACAAAGTACCAGAAGAAGGTGCAGTATTAAGAATTGAAAAGAATAAGTTTGAGGCTTATAAAATTAAGAGTGTTTCCTTCTTGGAGAGAGAAAGTTCTCTGCTTGATAAAAATGTACTTGATATTGAATCTGAAAGTTAAATGTTATGAGTAAAGATACAAGATACGAGAAGCATTCTCACGTAATTAAAAAAAGAAGTGGTAAATATTAACGGAAGTAAAGCATTTAAAGATGGCTCTGCTATTTTACAAGGGGTTAAGTTTGATAAAGCCCAATTCGCTGTTGTAAAAGGAATGATTAGAGGATGTTTATTTTTTACAGCTATTGTTATAGGTTTACTTTTATGGATATTGGGATAATATGGAAAAACTGAAATTAGTAATATTAAGTGGAATACCATGTAGTGGTAAATCTACATGGGCTAAACAATTTGTTAAAGGTAAGACTGATTGGGTTATTGTTAATAGAGATAATTTTAGACTTGGTAGAGGGGATTATTGGATCCCCTCTCAAGAGTCTTATATAACTAAGTTGGAGGATACAGCTATTGAAGCAGCTTTAAATACTGGATTAAATATTATTTCTGATAACACTAATCTAAACCCTAAAACCATTAACAAATTAAAAGAAATAGCTGCAACTTATGGTGCTGAAGTAGAAGAGAAATTCTTTCACATCAGCCTAAAAGAAGCTATTTCCAGAGATTTAGAAAGAGGTCAAACAGGTGGAATATCTGTTGGTAAAAAAGTTATTGAGGATTTTTATTACAAATATATAAAGGATAAGAAAGATTCTATCTATGTAAATAGACCATATCTTGATAAGGAAGATGACGTTAATTTACCTTATTGTATTATTTGTGATATTGACGGTACAGTAGCTAATATGCAAGGTAGAAGCCCTTATGACTATTCTAAAGTAATTACAGATTCTATGGATCATGCTGTAATGGATATTGTAGAAACTTTAGTAAGTAATATAGATAATTGTGAACTCATATTTGTATCTGGTAGACCAGACTCTTGTAGAGAAGACACAGTAGCTTGGCTAGAAAAAATGCTAGTAATAGATTATAAACTTTATATGAGAAAAACTGGTGACAGCAGAAAAGACTCAATTATTAAAGAAGAAATCTATAACGAGCATATTAAGGATAAATATAATGTTGTTGCAGTATTTGACGATAGAAACCAAACTGTAGCTAAATGGAGAGAGATAGGATTGTTAACTTTCCAAGTAGCTGATGGAAATTTTTAACTATGATTACATTACAAACAATTAACGATATTATTTATAATTGTCATAACATTGACCTTCATGCTACTACTGTTAAACAACCAACTTATGAACTATCAATGTTTAGAAGGTGTTTTGTTAATTTAGCCAGAAGATATACTGATGAGGGTTTGTTAACTATTGGTAAATATTTAAATATAAGTTGTAGGAATATTCCTGGAAAATATGTAAAAAACTTTGATAAAATATCCATTGATTATAAATTCTCCAGTATTTATAGAGATTTAAATTTGAAATTAAATGCTATTAAAGCTAAATAAATTATATGAAGTGTTCTTTTGATTATGATAATACATTAAGTAGAGAAGAGTTACAAAATTATGCTAAAGAATTAGTTCAAAGGGGTATAGAAGTTTGGATTGTAACTTCCAGATATGATTCAACTTCTAAATACACCCCAGAAATGATAGAAGATTGGGGTATTAAAAACCTACAATTTGAACATGATGATTTGTTTAGAGTAGCTGACGAAATTGGAATTGCTAGAGAACATATTATCTTTATGAATATGCAACCTAAGAAATTATTTTTTAAAGATAATATAGACTTTATATTCCATATTGATGATGATGCTGTCGAATTAATGACTATTAAATATGTTAATACAATAGATTCTTTAGATAATAATTGGAAAGATTTGTGTGAAGATTCAATCAGCACATGTTAAATAACTTAATTTATAAAATTAAAAAAGGAGAGTAATAATTTACTCTCCTTTTACTTAAAAAATTTTACCTCTTAGTCATCTTGATTAACTTCATTAAGCCAATCCTCATATGGTTCATCAAATATCCTATAAGTCCTTTCTACTCCTGTAAATGGGCTAAATCTTAATATTTTATCTAATGGGTGTGCATTTTTTTGCCAATCTTCTACATCAAATACTGCACCACCTAGTTCTTTAATACTATGTGTAAATACATTGATTATACCGGACAAAGGTGATGTTAAAGCTGTAGGGGATTTAAGAATTTTAAGTGCTTCTACAGGATTTATAAACATTGACATCTCAGAATAAGCCCTTCTAACTATCTTAGCATAGTATTTCTCACCTGGAGTTAAATCATCTTCATCATCCATATATCTACCACCTAAAATAAGCATTAATAGTATACCAGCTGTTACAGCTAAACCTCTATACTGAGCAGCCATATTTTCTTTATATAAATCTATAAATTCAGCTTCACTCAATTGGTCAGCCATATCCTGTCTAACATTGATATATTTAATGTAGGCTAATTTAGCTGCTTCCTCAACACCTAACATAGCAGTCCATTTTAATTTATTAGCTTCATCTCTTTGGAAAGTAAATAAATGTTTAAAAAAAGTATTATACCTACCCCATTCATGCCTACCTAATTCTCTATTGTACCTTAATTCACCATATCTTTCTTCTAAAGCTCTAGGCATCCAGTTTCTAAATACCATTAAAGATCTTGCATAAGCATTGGTTTTAAATGTAGCAATATCATGGGGATCCATATTACCAATAATACTCTTATTAACCTGTCTAACCATTTGTCTATAAGCTATTACAAGCTCTGTAGATATTTCAGGAACACCTTCTATATGTAATTTACCATCTTTAATTGAGCAACTTTCCATTATAGATTTAGTATTCTTAACTTTTTCAGCAATAGCTTTATCAATAGGGACTCTATCTTTAACAGGTATGTGATAATAATTCTCTGGCCTGAGTTCTTTAGCTAAATCACTTTTAAGTACTATCTTACCATTATGAAATACACTATTTTGTAGCATTGATAAAAATACTGCATTTTGGTTAATTTCATCAGGATTTCTAAGCATTGCAAAGAAATGATCTATTGTCACATTTCTAACAGCAATGCTAGTAGATAATTTCCTATCTTTAGCTTGTGGTCTGGTATCAATATGTGGCTCAAACAATTTCAATAAAGCATAAGTAATTTCTTTCTGCTCAGTATTACCCATTCTACCACCTGATAGTAACCATAATGACTTAGCATATTGTTTATTATTAAAATAGATATTTCTACCTATTTGTATCTGCGTATTTGCTAAATTGGCTACAGTAGCAGCAATAGCTGGCATAGGATTCAAACCTAATAAATTAAATGAAGTAAACTGCCCCAAACTATCCAGCATTTGAGTAAACTTAGTAGGATTCTCTGTTCTAATACCATAGATATAGTAATTAGTAAAAGTTTTGTACATATCTACCCAACCTTGATTAGCTTCTTTAGTTTTAGAAGGATTTTGTGTCATAGGTGATATTTTAACACCTAATGGATTAAAGCTTGACCTTTCATAAGCTTCTTGCCCTTGTAATATTTCCATTCCAGCTAAAGCAGCTGTTTCTATTTCAGACATTTGTTTGAAATTATATGACATCTCACCATACAATTGTAATACTCTACCTAAATCATAAGATTTCTTATCAGCTTCTATACCTGAAGTAAAATACACAGGCACTTTACCACCATATTCTCCAGATAATTCATCAACATTAGCCTTAGTGTTTAACTCATTAACACCAATTCTTGAGATTAGGGCATGGTATAAATTAGCTCCAGTTTTACCATTTAACTTTGATAAATTCTCCATCCATGTAGTTCTAATAGAAGGAATAAAACTAGGTTTCCAACCAAAATTAGGCAACCAAGTAGATAATTCTTTAGTGGTATTTGAGAAGAAGTTATAGAAGTCTAACAACGGTTTATTTTCAGGTTTTTCTAAATTAGCCATTTCTTTAGATTTCCATACAGCTTCTTTAGAAGGTTTAACCTTAATATAAGCAGATGTTAGCACATTAGAATGAGTCTTTTTAAAATCATCAATATATTCTTTCTTTCTCTTAGCATCTAATTCAGGCTTTCTTGCAAATACTTTATCTTTAATTCTTTCCTCTTGATAAGCTAATTGTTTATTATACCTGTCAACATCAATCTCCATATTCTCTTTCATCCAAGTAGGATCCATTTTATTTCTGTTAGCCCAGAAATCTTTATTATACTTAGATATAAGATTACCTGTTTTTTTATCAACAATTAAATCATAAGCTTGCTGCAAACTCATACCTTTTGCTGATGCCCATTTTTTTAATACCTCTTGATGCTTAATAATATTTTCTCTTAAAGCATTATTTTGTTGCTCTGCTTCATACAAAGCCCTTTTAGACATTTCATATAAACTGGCTACTAATGGGTGGTTAATACCACTAGCTGATCTAAATGTTTTTTCTAAGAAACTTACTTGACGTTGTGTTTCTGATATGTCACCAACACCAAAACTACTAGCTAATTCTTGCATTAATTCACCTTGCTTATCTAGTAATTTATTTCTAAGACTTTTAGCCCTTTTAGCTAACAATGCCATTTTAGTCGATACTTCAACATTAGTAGTATCTTCCATATAGTCTAAAATATCATGGTACAGGTCAGTAACTTCTAAACCAATTTTTACATCATCTAAATTTAAATCTTCTTTAGATAATAAATCTTCAACATAAGCTAAATCATCATCAGCATCTTCAGCAACTTTATCATAGTTTCTACGCAAGTGTAATGAAACAATGCTATCTCTTAAAGATTCTATTCTACTATAGAACAATTCCCTGTCAACTGAATCTTTAGGTGGTTTAGTATTCATTAACCTATAGAATCTACTATATAGCACCTCTAACTTAGAATCCAGCATTTTACTATTTGTTGACTCACCAGCTACTGGTATATCCCCAATCATTTGTACTTTAGTTAAATTACCCTCAACATCAGCCTCTGTATTAATTTGGATAAGCCTGCTCTTTAGTATACCATTAACTTTAGGTACCCCCATATAAGCATTACCATCCATTAACATTCTCTTATAAAGAGCTACTTGCATATTGTATTCATAAGTTTTCCAAATAGAGATTTCTTCAACACCTCTCTTCTTACTAGTAGTTTTCCAGTCATAAATACTAACAGTACCGTTAGGGTGAATTACTAATAAGTCAATACTACCAGCAATACCTCTCTGCTGTTTACCATAATCATCAGTCCATAAGTAGTTGGGGTCATACACTTTTACCTCAGTTCTAAATATTGAACCTGGCTGCTCTTCTTTAATTTTAGCAATAAAGGTAGCTACTTTACTTTTTAAAGTATCGTAATGTCTTTTATTAATACTATTTAAACTATCATATAAAGAAGTGTTAGCTACAGGTGAAGTACTAGTAATATTCTTAGTAATATCTTCTACCCAACTATGTACTAAAGTACCTCTATTAGCAGCCATTTCCCACATCTTCTGTTGAGCATCTGTAACAGTTCTATTCTTATTTTTCTTTCCGCTACTTTGGGATGCTATAGTAGATGGAGTGCCATATATTTCTTTTTCTTTATCAGTTAAAGCATCTATTTTATAAATATGCCTTGTTTCTACACCTACTTTTTTAGTATCTGATATAATTCTATTCTGTGATTTATCTATAGCATCAATGATAGCTTTCTGAGTAGTATTAGTTTTCTGTAACATTTCATACTTACTAGAATCTAAATCTAGGTTTAAACCACTAACATCAGCAGTTAATATTTTAGTAGCAGCTTGCTCATAAGAATCCATTTGTTTAATTAATCCACTAAAATTACTTACTCCTACTTGATTAAGAGCTTTACCAATAATTGCTTTAATCATATTCCATACCCTATCTAACAAAGACTTATTAGACTCTTCATTAGCTTTAAGCCCATTCTGATATAATTTAACAATATTCTTAGCAATTAATTTACCAACAGCTTCTTCTTTAATTCTGTTAATATCTGGTGTGCCATCAGTCATTAGATATAAATCTTTGTATTCCTCAAGCACTTCTTGATATATAGGATGATTAGTAATATCAGCCATCATCTTAGCAAATAATCCACTACCATTAGCTTTTAATAAATCTACAAAGAAGTGGGCAGCTTCTTCAGGTAAAGTACTAATATCAGCTTTACCTTGAACTACTTGAATAATTCTTTCAACTAATTTAGCCTTAGCTACAAAATCTCCTTCACCTAAAGTTTCTACTTTAACACCTATTTTATTAAGAAAGGCCATTAATTTAGTTTCTAATTCTTTAATAGGCTGTTGAACAGTAGATGAAGATTTTTGTAAAAAGTCACCTATATGTTGTATTTTATATTTACCTTTAGGTACAATAACATCATTAACTGCCTTAACTTCCCCAGCTTCTTGTATAATTTTGTTAGAAATATCATCAGCTATTTGAATTAGATAATACCCATTATCACTAATAGCATTTAATTCAGCTTCTCCTTCCCAAGAGTTTACATCATACCCTAATTCTTCAAATTTTAGATTATATCTAACTTGATTTTGACCATCACCGTATTCTTTAGCAGATTCTAAATCTCTGGTTAAAGATACACCAAAAGCTTCATATCCTGCTTTTTTATATAGGGCGTCCTCTCTTGCTTTTAATACTAAATTCCCATTAGTATCAATAGTAGGTTCATCAAATTGCCCCCTATAGTAGCTTTTATTATCCTGTGTTATTATAGAATCAGTAGAAGATTTTTGTAGCATTTCTTTGTTATCTACAAACTCTTTAAATCCTTCTAT